TATCTCCTCGCGCAGGTCACCAATAAAGCGACTAAATATGACCAATAATCAGCAAACTGGCATGGTTTGTGGCATGACTGGGGCAGAAGATGGCCGGAAATAGTCGATCTGGACGGCGTAAAAACCCTGATGCGGTGCGGAAAATCATCGGGATGCGGAAGCGTGAGGCGCTCGACCCGCAGTATCCGCAGACGCTGCCGGCGATGCCTGAGCTGGTCAGCGCTGACCCGATTGCTACTGCCAAGTGGTTGGTGCTCTCTGCTCGGATTGCTGCCGCGCAGGTGCTGACTGAGGCGCATGGCGAGATGCTCGCGCTCCTCTGCCTGGCGTGGGCTGACCTCGACCGCGCTCGAACTGAGTTCCGAGACGCCGGCAATAAGCAAATGGTCTGCGACGAGACCATCAACGGTCGTGGCGATGTCTCGAAGAAATACAAGATCAATCCCATCGCATCACGCATCGAGCACCAGGCCGCGCAGGTGGCTCGGTTCCTGGGCGAGTTCGGGCTGACGCCGATGACTGCCGGTAAGGTCGCGGCGAAGCCATCGGCTGATGTTGATCCGTTCGCGCAATTCCTCGAAGACGATGGCGATATCTACGCATCACGTCGAGCGCAATAGCCGAGTCACGTCGTTTGCTGAGTCTGTCGCGTCTGGCCGTGAGCCGGCTGGCGCGCTGTTCCGCATGGCTTGCGAGCGTCACCTGCGCGATATCTCATCGAGTGACCAATGGATATTCGATGAAGCGACAGCGGCTCGGCTGTTCCAGTTCTTCGGAAGCCTGAAGCACTATAAGGGCGAGTGGGCCGGTCAGCCGATTGTGCTCGAACCGTTTCAAGCGTTCATCATCGGCTCGCTGTTCGGGTGGCGGTCTCGTGAGACTGGGCTACGTCGTTTCCGGCAGTGCTATCTAGAGCAACCACGAGGTCAGGGCAAGTCCACGCTCGCGGCTGGTGTCGCGCTGTGGCTGGCGTTCTTCGACCGCGAGCCAGGTGCTGAGGTCTACTGCTGCGCCACGCATCGAGCGCAAGCCAAGATCACATGGGAAGCCGCTCGCCAGATGGTGCTGCGCTCTGGCCTGAAGAATCGCATCAAGGTGAGAGTCGGCAATCTGCACGAGCTGCAAACGGCCTCAAAACTCGAGCCGCTCGGGGCCGATGCTGACACGCTCGACGGACTACGGCCTAACGGCGTGATCCTCGATGAGATTCACGCGATGAAGTCCACCAACATGATGGACGTGATGACCACGGCGACCGGCACCAGGCGTCAGCCGATGGTTTTCGAGATTACGACCGCGGGCGTCGGTCAGGTCGGTGTCTGCTGGGATCATCACGAATATACGAGCAAAGTCATGCGCGGCATCGTCGATGACCCGACGTGGTTCGGCGCGATTATCGGGGCCGATCCTGATGACGATTGGCGCGATCCTGCGGTCTGGCGCAAGGCCAATCCGAATCTCGGCGTGTCGGTCAAGGCTGATGACTTGGCGCGGAAGGCGCAACAGGCTGAGCATATCGGCACGGCTGAGCCTGAGTTCCGCCGGCTGCATCTCGGTCAATGGGTGCAGCAGTTCGACCGATATCTCTCGATGTCGGACTGGGACAAGGCCGAGAATAGTGAGCCTATTGATCGAGCCGCGCTGCGTGGTCTGCCATGCGTCATCGGCCTAGACGTGTCCTCGAAGTTCGACTTTACCGCTGCCGTGGCAATCTTCACGATTGGCGAGCGCGTGGTCGTGCTGCCGACGATATGGGCACCGGAGTCCATCGTCGAGCAAAGCCGCCGCGCTCTCGTGCCGCTCGACGCCTGGCGGCGGTCTGGTCATCTCCGCACGACTCCCGGCAACGTCATCGATCAGGCGTTTATTCGTCGAGAGATTAACGAGATGGCAAAGGAATGGAAGGTTAAGGAGATAGCATTCGACTCGTGGAATGCGATGAGCTTGGCAACCGAGCTGGAGTCCGATGGGTTGCATCCGGTCGAGGTTCGGCAAGGATTCAAGACGCTATCAGAGCCGACAAAGGAGCTGTCAGCGCTTCTCGCCACTGGGAGATTGCAGCATGGCGGGCATCCGGTGCTGCGATGGATGGCTGACAACATGGTCATTCGGTCGGACGCGAACGGTAACATCGCACCTGATAAGCAGCGAGCGAGCGAGAAGATCGACGCCATTGTCGCGCTCATCATGGCGATCAGTCGTAAGGGCGGATTATCAGCGCGGAGCGCGAGCGCGTTGAAAACTCGTGGACTACTTGTTATATAATGCGATTCGTGCAGAAAGATAATTCCGCATGGGCTTGATCACTCGTCTGCTCGGACGCGATGAGCCAGTGACGCGCTCGAAGAGCACGATGATTGGCGGCACGGCGCTCGAAGACTTTATCCGTGACGGCATGGCGCTCGACAAGCAGAGCCTCGCGTTCTCGGTCGCGGCGGTCTACGCTTGCGTCCGAGTGATTGCGGAAACTACCGCATCACTGCCGATCATCCTGTATCGGCGTCGAGCCGATGGCGGCAAAGATCGCGCTGAAGGTGATCCGCTCTACGACCTGCTGCGGTATAAACCCAATCCATTCCAAACGTCGATGGAGTTTCGTGAGCAGATGATGACTCACGCGCTCCTGCGCGGTAACGCCTACGCCAAGATCGTCAGGGACAGCGGCGGCTTCATCATCGAACTGCTACCGCTTGACCCTGATGCGATGACGGTCACTCGTGGATCGTATGGGCTGGTGTATACCTATCGACCGGAGAAAGGCAAGGCCGAGGTCTTCGAGCAGAAGACGCCTAGCACCTATCCGCCCATCCTGCATCTCAAGTGCATGAGCACCGATGGCCTGATTGGTCGGTCAGTCCTGCGCGATTCAGCCGAGACGTTTAGCAGTGCTCGACTGGCGCAGCGATACGGCCAGCGCATTCTTGAGAACGACGCCACGCCGAGCGTGGTCATCAAGCATCCAGAAACTCTCGACGAAGAAGCGGCCACTCGGCTCCGTGAGTCGTGGAACAGAACGTTTAGTGGTGCTGGTCGTGCCGGCGGCACCGCGGTGCTCGAAGAGGGCATGACGGTCGAGAAACTGTCGATGACTTCTCAGGACGTGCAATACCTAGAGACGCGACGGTTCCTGCGCTCAGAGATTGCGTCGATCTTCCGTGTGCCTCCTCACCTTATTGGCGATCTGGACAAGGCCACGTTCTCCAACATCGAGCAGCAATCGATCGAGTTCGTCACGCATTGCATCAGGCCGTGGGCGGTGCGTCTTGAACAGGCGATCCATTGCGCTATTCTGAGCGACTCACCGCAGCAGAAGCGCACGTATTTTGTCGAGCTGATGCTTGATGGACTGATGCGCGGTGACCTGGCGTCGAGATACACGGCTTACAACACTGGCAGAAATGCCGGCTTCCTAAGCGTGAATGACATCAGGGGATTCGAGAACCTGAACCCCATCGAAGGCGGGGATCGGTATCTTGAGCCGCTCAACATGCAAGCGGTGAACAAAGCCTGATGGCGAACTACCGCGGCGTCGAGATTGATCTGGAGCCTACCGCAGACATGCGACAAGAGGCGGCGATTGGTCTGGAGTGGCGAGACGAGTATGGTCGTGGCGGCACGGCTGTCGGTGTCGGCACGGCGAACGCCATCCTTAGCGGCTCGGAACTGTCGCCGGAACGTGTGCGTCGGATGTATGCCTACTTCGAGCGCCATGCGGTTGACCGAGATGCGCCGGGCTTTACGGATGATGACAGCGAGAATTTCCCATCAGCGGGGAAAATTGCATGGTTGCTCTGGGGCGGCGATTCTGGTCGCGCATGGAGCACCATCAAGAGGGATCAACTCATGAGAATTGATGACGCGAAGAGCCACGACCGCCAGTTATCGCTGCGGCAAATGCCTTGCGAGTTCAAGGCTAAGGATGCGCCGAGAACGTTTGAGGGCTACGGCAGCGTCTACGGCGTGATTGATTCGTATGGGGACATCGTTGAGCCTGGCGCATTCGCTGAGACGCTGAGGAAGTCAGAGGAGACTGGCATTATGCCGGCGATGCTGTGGCAGCACAACGCCGCGTCTCCGATTGGCGTCTGGACGGCGATGCATGAAGACGATTACGGTCTGCATGTCATGGGTCAACTGGCTGATACCGTGCTCGGCAACGAAGCCTACACGCTCATGAAGATGGGCGCGTTAAGCGGTCTGTCGATTGGCTATTCTGTCGTGACTGAGGAATACGACCGCAGTCGAGATGCGCGTCTCCTCAAGAAGATCAATCTGTGGGAAGTGTCGCCTGTCACGTTTCCAGCGAATGGAGATGCGCGGGTGGCAGCAGTCAAAGCAACCGACTCAAGCTATCGAGGTCTGGAGCGTATCCTGCGTGACGTAGGATTCTCCCGGTCTGAGAGCAAGCTGATTGCGAGTCGAGGATTAGGCGCGCTGCGTGAGGCAGAGGCGACCGACAGCGTGATGTCTGATGATGAGGTCGCCGCACTCGTGGCTCGGTTCAAGTGTTAACAGTTTAGGAGAAGAGATCATGAATGAAGTGAAACAGGTGCTTGAGGCACAGGCTCAGGCGTGGGAGCAGTTCAAGACTGCAAACGACGAAAAGCTGGCCGCGATTGAGAAGCGCAGCTCGGTGTCCGAATACGACGCCAAGCTCGCCAAGATCAATGCCGATCTCGAACGGCTGAGCGATTCGCAGAAGGCGATTGCCGCAGCGCAGACGCGCACCGAGCACTCGGCTGAGACGACCGGCGACGATCACCGGAAGGCGTTCCGCCAGTTCATCCGTAAGGGTGACGTGTCGGCGCTCGAAGGCATCAAGGCTGCTCGCGTCAGCGATGACACCACTGGCGGCTATCTCGTGCCGTCGGCTGTGGTCGGCCCGATTGTGCAGCGCATCTTCGACACGTCGCCTGTTCGCCAGGTCGCTCGCATTCAGGCCATCACCGGCAACGCCATCGAGGGCGTGGTCGATTACGGTCAGTTGTCGGTCTCGTGGCTGGACGAAGTGACGGCCAGCAGCGACCCGACGACGCCCTCGGTGAAGAAGTATCGCATCGAGGTCAACAACCAGCGCAGCTCGCCGCGCATCTCGCCCGTGCTGCTTGAAGATGCTGCTGTTGACATCGAAAGCTGGATTGGCGAGAAGATCGCGCGTGACTTCGCCCTGAGCGAGAACACGTCATTCGTGGCCGGTTCCGGTGTGGCTCAGCCTCGCGGCTTCACCACGTACACCACGGCGGCGACGGCTGACAGCTCGCGCACGTGGGGCCAGTTGGAGCACGTTGTGACCGGCACCAGTGGCGGCTTCGGCAGCACCAGCAACGGTATTGACAAGCTCACCGACTTGGCCTACAAGGTCAAGGCTGGCTATCGCGCACGCTCGCTTTGGATGATGAGCAAGGCGACTCTGGCGAGTGCGCGTCAGCTCAAGACCTCCAACGGCGACTACATCTGGCAGCCGAGCGCTCAGGCTGGCACTCCGGCGACGTTGCTCGGATACGCGGTGGTCGAGGCTGAGGACATGCCGGCGGTTGCGGCTAACAGCCTGTCGATCGCCTTTGGCGACTTCTCGGCTGGTTACATGATTGTCGATCGCATCGGTCTCAGTGTTCTGCGAGACCCTTACTCGAACAATCCCTACGTGACGTTCCATGCGGTGCGTCGTGTCGGTGGTGGCGTGGTGGACTTCGACGCCATCAAGTTCCTCAAGTTCTCGGCGTAACGCCATCAAGTAGGAGAAAAGATCATGCTTCGAGATTTACTCAACGACCTGAAAGTGACCTCGGCCTTCAACTACGCCTCTCGGACGGCTACGGCGAATGGCACCAACATCATCGACATGCAGGGCTTCGGTTCGTGTTCCTTCGTGGTGCAGCTCGCCACGGTGACCACGGCTGATTCCTCAAACCTGTTCACGTTCACGATCACGCATGGCGACGACTCGGCGCTGAGCGATGCCGCCACCGTGACGGCGGCGACGGGTCTGCTTGGCAGCAATCTCGTGATCAACGACGCGGCCACGCAGAGCAACATGCGCGGCATCATGGGCTACGTCGGCGGCAAGCGCTACGTGCGCCTGGTAGCGACCGAAACCGGCACCGCGTCGGCGGCGTTCTCGGCTGATTGCATCCAGCACATGGGCGCAACGCAGCCTACCGGCGACTCGGCGTTCGCCTAACTCGACCAGAGACGCGCTGGGGTTATCTCTGGCGCGTCTCTTTATCTTGGGTGTTGTCGATATGATGATCGAAATGTTGCAGGACGTGGTGCTGTCCGATCGCGTGTTGCGTGTCGGTGCGGTCGATGTGCCTGACAATCTGGCGGCAGCGCTGATCTATCAGGGTGTCTCTCGCATCATGATGCCTCCGCACGTTGCGGCGGTCGTGCAGCCTGAAACGAAAGTGAAGCGGCGCAATCATGTGGCAATCGCATCCGTATAGCACACTGATCACGGCTCCGGCTGTCGAGCCGTTGACGCTCGCCGAGGCGAAGCTCTACCTGAGAGTGGATTCCACGACTGAGAATAGTCTGATCACAGGCATGATTGTCTCGGCTCGGCAAATGGTCGAGACGTATACGCGGCGAGCATTGGCAACGCAGACCTGGGACTTCCGCTATCCGTGGTTCATGGATACGCGGCGACCATTGATCGTGCCGAAAGCGCCGTTGCAGAGTGTGACCAGCGTGACGTATCTAGACGAAGACGGCACCAGTCAGACGCTCGGCAGCAGTAATTACACCGTGCGAACCTTCAGTGGTGCGGTGGCTGGTCGAGGCTATGTCGAGCTGAATGATGATGTGTCGCTGCCATCGGTGTATACGGACGCCATCATGCCAGTGACCGTTCGGGCGGTCTGCGGTTATGGTGTTGCAGCAGATGTTCCAGATGGTCTGAAGATGGCCCTCTACCTGATGCTGGGCGACCTCTACGAGCAGCGCCAAGAGACGATGATGTCGGTGTCCTCGAAGACGAAGACCACGACCGAGAGGCTGATGAGTCCGTATCGCCTTGAGCAGGTCGCGTGAAGAACGCGATCGGACTGCTGCGGCAGAGAGTCGATGTGAAGAATCCTACGCGAGCCGCTGATGGTCAGGGCGGCTACGTGGATACCTTTGCGTCAGCATCGCCAGCGACGGTCTGGGCGAGAATTGAGCCGGCAACGGCGAGTGTCATCGAGCGTCAGGTAGCGAACACAATCGAGGCTCCCATATCGCATCTCATTACCGTGCGATATCATGCTGGTATCACGACGAAGACGCAGTTAAGCACCACGGCTGCGACGTTCATGGTGCGCGGTGTGCAGGATGTCGAGCTTCGGAATCAGTTCCTGATGCTGGCTTGCGAGCAGTTGCCATGAGCGCCTCATTGAAATTTGATGGGCTGAAAGAGTTAATGGCAACGCTCAAGGTGTCTGGCAAGATTGCCGCTGATGGTGTGCGTAGCACGGTGCGTCAATCGGCGTATGCATTTGCGGAACAAGCTAAGTCTGATACCAAGATCGGGAAGACAGGCAATCTTCGTCGAGGTATCAAAGTCAGAGAAGATGTTGGCGCGTCTAATGTTGTGTCGTTTGATGTCAGGAATACGGCACCTCACGCGCATTTGTATGAATACGGATTCATGCACAAGAATGGGAACAGACATATTCCCGGCAATTTTGTCTTCTCAAAAGCTGGCGGCGCACGTCAGCGCATGAATGATCGTATCGAGCAGATCCTGCCTGAGATACTGCAAGCGGCGGTGGATAAGTCATGAGCAGCGCGGCGATTGATGCGGCGATTTTCACGGCGCTCACTAACGACGCCACGCTGACCACGCTGGCACCTGGCGGCGTATTCCGTGGCACATCTCCACAGGGCGCATTGCAGCCGTTCGTGATTGTCGAAGTCGTGGATCATCTCGACGAGCCGCAGATGAGCACCTCGACGCCAGCCTTTGAATCTGTGCGCTACATGATCAAGGCCGTCGATGGGGCAACGTCAATGGTGGCAGCGTCATCAGCAGCGGATCGGATTTATGCAATCTTGAATGGTGCGACCCTGTCTGTCTCTGGTTACGACGCGATGCTCTGCGTGCGTGAGGAACGTGTCGCCTATACGGAAGTTGATGATGCGAGCGATCATCGCTTTCAACATAATGGCGGCATGTATCGCGTGATGGTTGATCCACAATGATCCGCTTCTCGATCATCCTTGCGACTAGCGGACGAGATTCCCTCTCGTTTGCAGCGAGATCTGCGCGTGTTCAGATGCATGATGGCGACGAGTTGCTGATCGTCGGAGGAGGAGAAATCGGCGAGATGGTCGCTGGCCTGAATCAGGCAAACTGGATTGATTTGCCGCCTGGAAACAACTGGGGGCACGCGGAGCGCAACCACGCCATGCCGCTAGCCGGTGGGACGCATCTGTTATTTATTGACGATGACGATGCGCTTGTGCCTCTCGCGCTTGATGTCATTAGAAAAGCAATCGCTGAAGCGCCAGCGCGTTTGCATATCTTCTCGATGATTGATCCGCACGGGCGCAAGTTGCCGATGGTGCCAAAAATTAGCCAAGGCAATATGGGAACACCGCAGATAGTCGTGCCGAATGTGGCTGGCAAACTCGGCACCTGGGGCAATCGTTATGAAGGTGATTTCGATTTCGTCGTCAGCACACTCAAGCATTACCCCGAAGGGCCGATCTGGCATGACACCGTAATTTATGCATGTCGAGATTACGGACAGAAGGCGTGGCTGCAATGAATCTGCTTGTTGTGCATCCTGGCGCATCGTGGGCTACGCATGATGTTCACGTCGGTCTGGTCGAGGGACTGAAGGCCAATGGTGTGAACGTGTGCGAATGGCGGCTCGATGGCCGCATGACGATGGCTCACAACTGGCTGCATTATCTTTGGCGCAAGCAGAAGAAGGTCAGTCAAGACACAGCCTGGGCGAAGCCGAATCAGGTTGACGTGATGCACCACGCGACCACGGGCATCGTGGAACGTGCGATTGAGAAACGCATCACTGATATCTTGATTGTGACGGCAATGTTCATTCCGCTTCAGCGCATCGAGTTGATGCGTCGAGCAGGATTGCGCGTGTGGCTGCTTTGCACGGAGTCGCCATATATCATGGATCAGGAACTGGCGATGGCGGCAGCGTGTCATGGCGTGTGGACGAATGAACGAGCGGCAGTGCCCGCGTTTCAAGCCGTGCAGCCCAATACCGCATATATCAAGCATGCGTGGCGCGTCGGTGTGCATGATGTCCCGCCCGTGCGTGAATACTCGTCGGATGTATTTTTCTGCGGGTCGATGTTTCCTGAGCGCGTAAAATGGTTTGCGGAGATTGATTGGTCTGGCATCGACTTTCATTTGTATTGCCGACCCGTTGACGTGCCGAAGCGCAGCGGATTGCATCAATTCCTGAAGGGCGGCGTGACGCCGAATCGGGAGATGATTCAATTGGCGCAGCGGTCAAAGATTGCGATCAATTTGTTCCGAGCGGCACCTGTTGCCGCCGAGAGTCTTAATCCTCGCTGTTATGAAATGGCAGCAGCGGGAGTCTGTCTAGTATCTGATGCGCGTGCCGAGTGGCACGAGAAGTTTCCGGGTGCGCCTGTCGTATCTTCTCCGGCGGCGACTGGCGCATTGTTGCGTGAACTGTTGAGCGATGAATCGAGGCGTCAAGCGATTGCGACTCAACAACGGGCAGCGGTGCAATCAGATACGTGGCTGGTGCGATCACGGCAGGTCATCGAGCAATTAACAACATGGCAGCAGCACGCTGCAAAGGGAGTCAGTAATGCCTAAGTATCATGGTCGGAATGGCGCAGTTCTGCTGGCGGTGAACAATGCCGGCAGCGCGTCGAGTGTGGCGAATCTGTCGGCCTGGTCGCTGACGATTGAACAGGCACTCGCGGAAACGACATCGCTGGGTGATACCTTTTCGAGCTTCGTGGCGGGCATCAAGAATGCCACGGGCAGCTTGAATGGGTTCTTCGCAAACGATGCGGATATTCCGTTTGATGCGTTTGATTCGGCAGAGGCGGTGAGCTGCTATCTGTATCCGGGTGGCGTGGGCGTGGCGAAATACTGGTATGGGCAGGTCTTCGCGAGCAATATGGCGGTTGAGGATTCTGTGTCCGGTGCCGTCACGTTCACGACGGATATTCAGTTCACGGGCGGCTGCACGCGAGTCGGCTAATTCATGATGCGT